GAGAATGGTAAAGGACGTCAAACGCCGTGGACTTATTACAGCGACAAACTCGGCCGGTTTGTAACAACTCATGGTATGAAAGCCCAGCCGTTCATTCGGCCAACCGCTGAGGAAGATAAAGACAAAATGCAGGAGGCTGTGTCTGCCGCATTCGGCGCAATATTGAGGGAAAGATGGCCTCGGTCATAACTGCAATCATTAAACACCTCATGAATAACGCTGAAGTCAAAACAGCGTTTGGGAACCGGATCACGGCGGAAAAGATACCGGACGGGCAGGCGTTTCCTTATGCCGTCTTATGGACTGTGACTGCACCCCGTAGTTACACCCACCAGGGCGCAGCGGCTAGAACGCCGCTTGTCCAGATCGACGTATTCGACGACGACCAACTCGGAGCGGATGCAAATTCGCTGCTTATCGAAAACGCTCTATCTGGGTATCGAGGATTGCTCGGGAGCGAAATAAGCACGGGACTTGTGTCTGTAAATCGTGGGCCGGACATGTGGAACCCGGATGATCGCAATTTTCGCAGGATTTTAGAGGTAACAGTGAGGACAAATGACTGACAAAGTTATTAACGGCGGGAAAGGGTACAGGTGCTTTGGAACACTTCCAAAACCTGACAGTATCTTGATCCTAACAATGCAACCAATCAAAGTATTAGACACGGGAGAGGAATTTCCGGCTGATATCCTTTTGCGGGTAGATGAACCCAGCGGAGATGAAATCTGCTCAAGAGGCCTCGCAAAAAGAATGACGATCCATGACCTCGTAAATTTGAATAAAACTGATCGGCGCAATGGTCTATTAGCTGCCTTGAAGGGCACAGGAGCAATTTATGAAGAAAAAAGTTGATGAAAATATGGATTATTGGGATGATACAGAAATTCCAGGGATAACTGGCCCAGAAAGTATTTTATCTGAATTTGAATTACCCGTCATCGTCCAGGTTATCCAAGAATCAAAGCAATACTATCATCCAGCTAAATGGAAAGGTATCGTCGACACCTATCAGTGCGATTTTTGTGGTCACTGTGACCAAATCAAAGATAACATGATTTTGCACGTATTGAAGCACGTTCAAGAAAGCGAACGTGAAGAACTATTCAACAAATTAATCAAGGAGTAGAAAATGACTGCTACTGCAATCACCCCTCAGACCGTATTGGGGCCATTCGCCGCCACAAATGGTGAGGCCGGCGTACATGATTTTACATGGGCCGATTCAACTGCTGCCGCGACGGATACCCTGCTGTGTAACGGCATGGATATCCTTATGGCTTACAACTCAGGAAGTGTGACCGCAACTGTGACGATCACGAGCGTCGCCGACGAGAAAAACCGTCTGGACACGATCACGGCTTACTCGATGGCTGCCGGTGATTATGCCGCGTTCGGTGTCGGTCTGACCAACTCTAAGGGCTGGATGGACTCGGCCAAGAAAATCACGGTGACGACTTCCGCCGTGGAAGTCAAGGTCGCCGTTCTTCGCTTACCTGCCGGATACCCTTCATAGGAGGATGATATGACATTCTGGCCTTATGGAACAAAATTTCAGAAAGGGGACGGTGCAACCCCGGAAGTGTTCGCGGATATTGCGAGTGTAATTGAAGTAGTCCCTGGAGAAATGACCAGGGATGAAATTGATTTCACGAACCACAGCAGCGGAGCCTATGGTTATCGTGAATTCATGGGCGGATTGCGCGATGCAGGATCGTACGAAATCAATGGCAACTGGGACCCGACGAACGCAACCCACAACGGGACGACCGGCGTTCTTGCTGCGTTTGAGAGCGACGACAATAGCAATTGGCGCTTGCAGTTGCCGGATACGCTTGGCAGGTTTGACTTCGTAGGTTTCGTTTCATCCTACAAGATAGAAACCCCTCTTGAAGAACAAGGAAAAATAAGCGTAACTGTCAAAGTGTCTGGCCGACCTATATTCACCGAGTCTGTATAAGGAGTAACTATGCCACTCAATCGCGACGATATCCTTAATTTGGTGGACATCAATGTAAAGAAAATAACCATCCCTGAGCATATATTTGGCTGGGGCGGGGAAGAAATTTACATCCGGACTGCTGACCGGGACACGCAAGACTTGTATCTGAAGCGCCAATACGGGGAAACCCGTTTGCGCCAGGACTCCAAAGCCAACAATCAGGAGATTTCTGATGTAAATATCTACGGCCATGATACCTGGTTATGTATCCGTGGAATTTGCGACGAAACCGGAAAACTGATCTTTACCGATAAAGACGAGGCAGTTTTGAAAAAGAAATCAGGAGAGGCTATCGGCTGGATTGCTTTGCAAATCGTGGAATTCTCTGGTATGCGCGAAGATGTGAATGTAGCAAAAGGTTCCCCGGAGGAAGTGCTTGCAGAAGAACTAAAAAACTAATTGCCGACCCTGACCGGTTGTTCGAAATGCGGTTGGGGTTGGCTCTTGGAAAAACTCGTTCAGAAATTCGCAACCTTCCTGCTCCGGAATACCACGATTGGGAACTGTTCTACCAACTCGAACCCTGGGGATGGCACAATACTGAATTCCAAGTAGCGGAGATTATGGCCCTCATCTTGCGGGGACAGGTCAGCAAAAAGAAGGACATCAAACAACCGCAGGAATTGATGCGCGATCCGGTGAAAGAAATCATGAAGCAAACACAACAGATCTACTTGAAGAAAAAGTTAGCAGATATGACGCCCGAAGAACGGCGAAGTTACTGGTTGCCAATCGTCAAGCATGATATGGGAGTGAAATAGTATGGCTTCGGCGGCAACAATTTCGGCGAAGTTAATTTTAGACCAAGTTGATTATAATCGTGGTTTGGATCAGGCCAATTCAAAAGCCGATACTTTCGCGTCTAAAATGACTTCCATAGGGACAAAGATGATGGCGGTTGGCGGAGCCATGACTGCTGGTATGACGGTGCCGATTATCGCAGGATTCAAGCAGATCACTGACTCAGCTTCCGATCTAAACGAATCATCTAATGCCATCAAAGTAGTTTTTGGTGAAGCTACAAGCACACTTACGGAATTTGGAAAAGTATCCGGTAAGATGGTTGGTTTATCTACGTCCGATTTCAACCAGATGGGAGCCGCAACCGGCGCGATGCTGACGAATTTCGGAATGGATCAGAAAACGGCAGCGTCTGAGACAATCAAACTTACTCAGAGGGCCGCTGACATGGCTTCTATTTTCAACACAGAAGTTCCGGATGCTTTGGCGGCGGTTCAATCTGGATTGAGAGGTGAGACGGAACCGTTGCGCCGTTACGGCGTGTCTTTGGACGCGGCGGCTATCAAGGCAAAAATTATGGCAATGGGGTTAGATACGTCAACTTCTGAACTTGAAAAAAACGCCAAGGCGACGGCGGCTCTGGCTTTGTTTTACGAACAGACGAGTAAATTCGCTGGTGATTTTGTGAATACTTCCGACCAGTTAGCAAATTCAAACAGGATTTTACAAGCCGAACTCACCAACGCGTCCGCCGCTCTTGGCGTGCAATTATTACCATATATCCTGAAGGCTGTTGAATTTATCAGTAAACTTGTTGAAGGTTTCAAAAATCTCACGCCTGAACAGCAGAAATGGATATTGATCCTCGCCGGAGTTGTGGCGGTTATCGGCCCGGCTATTCTGATCTTCGGAAGCCTGGCAACTGCTATCGGAGCGATTATCCCTATTGTAACCGCTGTTATTGCGGTTGTCGGAGGGCCACTTCTCGCAATTCTGGCAGTTGTTATAGCCGCTGTTGCCTTATTTGCGATTGCTTGGGCGAACAATTGGGGTGGGATTAGGGATAAAATAATGCCGATTATCAATTGGCTGATTGGTAATTTCAAGGCATTTCTTGATCTGTTGGGAAAGATCGGTAATTTCATCTCAACTTATATCGCTCCTATTATCGGCTCCCTTGTAAATGTTGAACTTGCGATACTCAAAAAAGCGTTTGACGGGCTTTGCGAATTATTCAGGATATTTGTCCTGCCCTATTTCGATAATCTGTTCAAAGCGATTGGTATCGTTCAGGGTGCGATGAAACCATTCTCAGATTGGCTAAATTCAACATTTGGGCCAGCGCTCAGTGGAATCGGAGGGGCGATAAAAGGAACGGTTGATTGGCTGAATAAATTTGCAGATACGATAAATAGAATGCCGACACTTCCAGGTTGGATCACACCGGGAAGTCCTACGCCATTTGAAATTGCATTATACGGAATTGGAGAAGCTATAACAGATTTGACAGCAAAATTTCAAGGTTGGGGATCCAGAGCTTTTTTCTCAACATTTGAAGACAACTCAAATATTATCGGTGGTTTCATGACTGATATAGCTACGGCGCTTGGGGTAAATGTTACAGAAGAATTAGAGCAACAATTTTATAGATTAGGAACAAAAATAGGCGATAATGTTTTATTAATAGCTGATAAAACACAAGGAATTGTAACTATATTTAATGATATGAATACAAAATTCCAGGGGTGGGGTTTTGAGGCATTCTTTTCAACATTTGAGGATGGAACAAATATGATCGGTGGGGCGACTATTGATTTAGGAAATTTATTTGGGATTAACTTTTCGGATGATTTCAAAAATAAAATCTACAGTATAGCTGGGGCAATCGGTGATGTAATCAATAAAATTCATGATTTGATCGTCGCGGTTAGTAATTTAAGACTCCCTGATTGGCTAGGGGGAGAAGGACAGGCATTAAAGATAGATACAGGCGGATCGAACGGAAGCAGAACTGGCCCAGGATTTGCTTCCGGCGGCTCCTTCGTCGTCCCATCCGGTTTCCCGAACGACACATTCCCGGTAAACGTCACTTCTGGCGAAAAAGTGACGGTTGACAAAAACGGCGGCAACAGCGCTCCATTTGATTATGACCGCATGGCTTTATCCTTCCGGGATGTCCTGCTTCAGGTGCAACGATGACAATTACGAACATTGAGCGCCCATCCAGTTATAAACTCTATGCCTACGTCTCAGGTGCATGGACGGATATCACATCTGACGCTGTGACAGACAACATCTCCGCCAACTGGGGTATGAAAGGTTACGGTGAAAATGACCGACTGGCTGGAACAGGTCAAATGACAATCACGCTCAATAACACGGCAGATAAATATATCCCTGGCATTGTTGGCGCGTTGGCTGGCTGGACTATCGGAGTACCCATAAAACAGACGATAACATACGACGGAAAAGAATACCCTCGTTTTTACGGATATGTCTCGAAACTTGATCCTGTCGCAGGCGCCCACGCAAACGAGGCACGCGTGAAGGTGACGGTGCTGGACTGGATGGATTATGCTGCACGTTATCCGCTCGTGTCGCCCGCTATCCAACTCAACAAGACTGCCGACGTTGCCTTGACGACAATATTGGCGGATATGCCTATTCCTCCGCAGGATACTGATTTCGACACAGGAACACAGACGTTCCAGGCGCTTTTCGATACTGTCACGACCGGCACGAAAGCATATACAGAATTCCAGAAACTGGCGCTATCCGAACTAGGTTACATCTTCCTGAAAAAGGATAAAACTTACGGCGAGACACTTCGCTTTGAAAGTGCAACTTACCGCAACGGATCACGAACCGTCAAGCAAATTCCGAAAACCAACGCGGATAGCGGCTTTCTACTCAACGAGGACGGATCATATCTGCTCAACGAGGACGGCAGCCGATTACTTCTTGATGAAGCCGCGGATGTGACAATATCAGATATCATGCTGAATATGTCAGTTGTCTATGGCAAGAACGTTATCAACCGCGCAACTGCACGGGCGCACCCGAAAAAGACAGATACTTCGGCGGTTGTTTTATTTTCGCTTGACACGCCAATTGCTATTGGGGCTGGCGAAACGATCACGTTCAAGGGAAATTACAGCGACCCATATGGTGGGTTACAGGTCAACGCTATCAGTGACCAGATGATCGAGCCGTCAGACTCATTCGTTGGTTTTAGGACGTCTTTGCTCCACATGGACTCAAGTGCGTTTATCGATGAGGTTGGAAAAACATGGTCAGGGCATGGGAGTGTATCTGCTAATGCGGCCGTAAAAAAGTTCGGAGTAGCGTCCGCTTATTTTACATATTCATATGCAGACTACATTGATACACCCACACACGAAGATTTTGAATTTGGGACAGGCGATTGGACAGTTGAATGGCAGGAACGAAGGGCAAACATTACAGGCGATCAGGTAACCATGTGTCGGGATGGATCAAGTGTTTATCCGTCATGGCAGTTTGGGTATCAATACAATTATGGCGGAGTTGTAGATTTACAGGCTTTTGTGACTTCTACTGGGGCAAGTTGGGATTTTTCGTTATCATTTGGAGATAATACAGCTCTTGTTGATGTATGGACTCATTACTGTGTTATGCGCAAAGGAAACGTTGTTTATGCTTTTAGAAATGGGGTGCTGAAAGATTCTAACGCATTTTCCGCGGCAGTATATCCGGCAAGCCAGCCTCTAAATATCGGTAAGCATGGCGCATATTACTATCAAGGGTATATTGACGAAGTAAGAATAACGAAAGGACTCGCAAGATATGCTGTTACCGGATTTACAAATCCAACCGCTGCTCACACGCTTGCTGCATCAGATAATTATGGCGGTGGTCCGGATTACGCTTTATGGACAAACGAAGATGGCACAGGAACGGATTTAACCGCAGATTTGACAGTTACAGTTGTCTATGGCACGGAAGCACCGATATACACCCTCACGAATACATCCGGAACGGCAGGGTACATCACAAAACTTCAAGCGCGTGGTTATGGCGTCTACGCCTATAATCCTATCGAAGGAACAGTCGAAGATAGCGCATCAATCCTAGCTTTTGGAGAAAACGCTGAGACTGTTGACCAACTCTATCAACGGGATTTGGTAGCAGGACAAACATGGGCGACGGCCATCGTTGCAGCTGAA